AAGAAACCAAAGACAGGTGACAGTGCTAAAGGACAATTATCTAAAAATCAAAAGGTTATGATTGAAAAGATAAGACAAGCAGGTGGTGAAGTTGCTGTTGTTTATTCAGTCGCAGATGTTATTGAACAATGTATTGAGTGGCAGATAAACGTATTATGAGCAAGATAACAAAGTCAGCACGTGGACAAGCGTGTACAGTAAGACTAGAGGGGTGTAATGGGGGAGTTAATAACGAGACTGTCGTTTTTGCCCATCTTAATGGTGGTGGGGTTGGTATTAAGTGTTTGGATATTCATGGCGCTTATTGCTGTCATAGTTGCCATGACATCTTGGATGGTAGGAAGCCTAGTAAATACTCTACGGAAGAGAAGTTATTGAGTCATCTATTAGGCATGAAACGAACACAGGAAATATTAGTAATCAAAGGAATATTATAAAAAAAGGAGAAGTAAATGTCTTTAATGAAGTTAGGTGTAAATGAAGATGTTGTGTGGGTCAATCCGCACAAAATTACAAAGGTCTATTTAGAAGAAACTTTTGAGCATGATGAAAAGGTTTGGTATGCGGTAGTAGTATTTGGTGATATTGAGAACTACGAAAAGTTCTTTATAAGCGCTAATGATAGAGAGGTTGCAGATGTAAACATGCAAGCATTTATTCACTCAATTCAAGATTTTCTGTTCGATGAGTGAAAGAAGCAAAGAGTACAAGTGCGATGAGTGCGGAAAAGAAGTAGATTATGAAGATGTTGCGTATCTTGGCAATGAAAGCACACACTGTAGCCCTTTTGAAGAATTAGAGTGTTATTGCAAGGATTGTTATGAAAAGAGTAATACATAGAGACAAAGGCAAGTCACATATATTGCAGATGATGTGTAGAGACTTTTTTAGTGCTAATGATGTAGAAGAGGCAGTAGTGGAGATTAAACCTAATAAACTAACACGTTCTAATGCTCAGAATAATTTGTATTGGGAGTGGGTGTCACTTGTATCTGATGAGTTAGGGTATACCAAAGACGAAACACATGCTCTACTGAGAGATAAGTTCTTGGGCTATAATGAATATAAGAACAAAAAAGGTAGTGAAATCAAAGAGTTACGTTCTACAACAAAACTAAGCACTAAAGACTTCACTAATTACCTAGAACAGATTGATATATTAATGGCAGAATATGGCATAACTTTACCAAGACCAGAAGATTTATATTACAAAGCAATGGGAATCAAATCATGACACCGCACAAATGGGCTAAAGAGATACACGCATTCGCAGAAGGCTACACTATTCAGAAGTTGGCTAGACTATGTTGCGATAAGAGTCACAGACACTGGGAAGACATAGAGATGCCTATGTTCCTTGAAGGCGAGCAATACAGAATCAAACCACATAACGAAATATGGGAAAACGACAATGAGTAAAGTAGGCAGACCAACCAAGTACAACCAAGAGATGGTTGATAGGTCATATAAGTACATAGATGAGTATGAAAAGCATGGAGATATGATTCCAAGTATCGAAGGATTATCTGAAATATTAGATGTCAGAAGGAACACTATTTATGATTGGGCTAAAGATGAAGAGAAAGAATTTTCGAACATATTAGCCAAATTACTAGCAAAACAGCAGAAGGTTCTTATCAATAACGGACTGTCAAATACCTTTAATTCAGCGATTACTAAGTTAGTATTAGGCAAGCATGGATTCCACGATAAAGTTGATACAGACTTAACCTCGCAAGGCGAATCAATGAAGCCTACAGTAATTGAATTAGTGGCTAAGGATGAGCAAAGCACAGATTGAATTACCACCTAAGTTAATACCTGTATTTGAGGGAGAAGCAAGATACAGAGGTTCATACGGTGGCAGGGGTTCAGGTAAGACAAGGACCTTTGCACTAATGACTGCTATTAAGGGTTATCAGTGGGGCATGAGTGGCAGACAAGGTCAGATACTTTGTGGTCGTGAGTTTATGAACTCATTAGATGATTCATCACTAGAAGAGATTAAGACTGCTATTCGTTCTATTGATTGGCTTAATGATTATTATGAGGTGGGCGAGAAATACATTAGGTCCAAAGATGGCAACATCTCTTATACATTCGTAGGACTAAGACGTTCACTAGATGCTATTAAATCTAAGGCTCGTATCTTATTAGCGTGGGTAGATGAAGCAGAAGGTGTGTCAGCAATGGCATGGCAGAAGTTGGTCCCAACAGTGCGTGAAGAAGGCTCAGAGATATGGGTGACATGGAATCCTGAGAGTAAGTATTCAGCAACACATGAGCGCTTTAGATTAGATGAACCTGATGATGCTAAGATAGTAGAACTTAACTACACAGACAATCCTTGGTTTCCTGAAGTATTAGAGCAAGAGAGATTATCAGACAAAGCCAAGCGACCCGATATGTATAAGCATATTTGGGAAGGTGGATTCTTAGTATTCAGTGAAGGCTCTTACTACACGACAGAGATGCGTAGATGTGAAGAGGAAGATAGAATAGGTGAAGTCAGATACAATAGAGAGAAGCCTGTTGTTACGTCATGGGATTTAGGTGTAGGTGATTCAACTGCTATATGGTTTGCTCAGTATGTGGGCGCAGAGATACATGTGATTGATTATTACGAGGCATCAGGTGTTGGACTAGACCACTATGCTAGGATATTGCAAGAGAAAGGTTATATCTATGAACAGCACATCTTGCCACATGACGTTAGAGTGAGAGAACTAGGCTCAGGTAAGTCAAGGCTAGAGGTATTAGACGGACTAGGCATTAGGAATGTAGAGATTGCTCCTATGCTTATGATTGATGATGGTATTCAGGCTGTGCGTTCACTATTAGACAGATGTTGGTTTGATGAGAAGAAGTGTGAGAAAGGTATTGACTGTTTGATTAACTATTCACGTGATTATGATGAGAATGGAAAGACGTGGCGTAGTAGACCAAGACATGATTGGTCATCTCATGGAGCAGATGCTTTTAGATACCTAGCAATCGGTTACAGACCTATGGCTGAATCATGGGGTAAGTCATTGAAAAGAAACGTAAAAGGCATCGTATGATATGGTAATATAGCGTCTATATTAACCACAATTCAGGTATTTTTATGGGTTTAATCAATTATGGCTATCCAAGCGAATCTTCTTTAAACTACGGTTCAGGCTACTATCCTGAGTTCAAACATGATTACGAGAAAGAACCTGAAGGTGGATGGACATTAATAGAGATTGACGGTGTACCTACTAAAGTTCCAACATCAGAAGTCCAAGGATTATTATCACAACAACCTATTGAGACACCTCGGGTAGAACCTGTAATCCAACCGCCTGTAGCCCAAGTACAGCAACCTATTCAACAAGCACCTCGGGTAGAGCAACCTAACCCGACCTATGAACAGCAATTACAAGACGAGTATTGGAACATGTATCCACCTCTGACTGATAACAAGCAAGGCACATTCACAGACATGGGTTCAACAGGTGATGCTCGTGGCATTATGCAAGATTGGAAAGCAGAGCAAGGCGCTAGAAAACAAATCAGTGAGGCAGAGTTTGAAGGTGCTATGAATCAGATTGGTATGGGTGGATTCTTAGACAAGTATCGTTCATCTATGAACAATGTGGAAAACTCTGTGGATAAGTTGGTTAATGACAATACAGACGACTTCGGCAATCCTATTTCAAGAAACGTATCAGGTGAAACAACCTATGATGAGAATTTAAGGAATCAGAACACATTAGACAGACTAATGATGCAAGATAGAGATGTAGCCAATGTAGCCACACCTAAGCCACAAACTCCACAAACTTCATGGTTAGAAAAGAATCAGGACATCACTAGACAATCACAAGACTTTGTAAGAAACCTAGGTGGCAATATTGCAGAAGGTGCTACTGATTTATATGAGGGTGCTAAAGAGTTAGGCTCAGATGTTTATCAAGGCGCTCAAGACTTATACTCAGACTTCAACAAGCCTGACACGAGAACTCAGGCAGAGAAGTGGAGAGATTCAGAAGAGATTGCTCAATCAATAAGAACAGGCATTACAGATACAGCCTCTAGTGCTTGGGATATGACAGAACAAGGCGCTAATATGTTTGTAGAGTCTGCCAAGGCATTTGGTGGCGATGCCAAAGGCGTGTATGACGCTATAAATAATTACTATACAAAGTATATTGATTCGCCTAAAGAGGCTAGAGAGAAGGGCGCAGAATTAGGTCAAACGCTTAATATTGCGTCAGAGAATATGAATGAGTCTGTAGCAGGTGATTTACTGGCGCTTAATCAAATCGTAGACGAGCCTATAGAGTTTATTAAACAAGTCATAGATATGGGCGCAGGCGCTATAGCAGAATATGGTGTGGATGGATTACTTGGTGAAGGAACAATAAAGAGTTTTGACGAAAAGTTTCCTGCGTTAGCCAACTTTAATAAGAAGATAGACAAGGCTCTTGGTTTTAGAAGTGAAGAAGAATCAAGAAAGATGGCTGTTGATATGTGGGAGGGCTTAAAAGAAACTTATGGCTCTTGGGAAGGCTATAAGCAACACGTATCACAAAACCCATCACAAGCAATGTTGGAGTTAATTCCGATAACATGGGGCGCAGCATTGGCAGTACGAACTGCTAAGACAGGTGGAGAAGCGGTAGTAGATGCTGTTAAATCAGGTTCATTAGGCGAGCCTCTTGAAAAGGCAACAGACAGCCTACTTGAGATGACAACACTAGGCACTGTTAAAGATGGTGGTCGTAAAGAGTTGTTTGGCGGAACTAAAGGCGCTGAAAATCTAGGTAAGACAGATTCTTTAAACAAAGCAGAAAAGTTAGAAAAAGAAGGCGCTAGCAAAGACGACATTTGGAAATATACAGGGTTTGTTAGAGGGCAAGATGGTAATTGGCGCTTTGAGTTGGATGATAGTAAATTACGGATTAAAGACTCTTTTAGAAAAAAAATAAAAGAAAAGGGTGTTGATACAACTTCTACAGGTCCTTCATGGAGTTCAAAATTAGATGAGGTTATAGATTATCCTGAATTGTTTATAGCCTATCCTGAATTAAAAAATCTAAATTTTACGCTTGATAGTAGATTAAAACCGGGTGCAGGTGAATTCTTATGGGGCGCACAAAAATATGTAGATGGCACACCTTCATTAAGTTTATCAAAAATAAATGTTTCACCTGAAAGCGATTTACGTAATATAGGAACTCATGAAAT